GTTGTTTTTAACTTCAAGTATCAAAGAAGTATTGAAGTATGAGAAGAAGCAAACCTTGTCAATTTAGAACAACAAACTAAATTTCCTGACCCCCAGTAGAGGGGAGCTATCAACCAACTTAAGGTGGGCGACCGCTCACACGAACTAAACTCGCGCAGTACTTTTAACAAACAACAAACTTGCCTTATCCCAACGTGTTGGTACACAGGCGAAGCTCAAGGGCCCCAGTTAACAAGTCCTCTAACCCCAGTAGATCCATTGTTACTCATGACTCCGTCTGGGTAGGCCCTCAGAAACATAAGATAGAAGTCATCTCCGGCCGCTTTGGTCAAGTACTTTGTGGCAGTGCTTGACGAAAAAGCAATCTGGTCATTAGGTAAAACATCCGCATTCTGAAACGGAACTGGAACAGGAGGATGCATAACAAACTCAAGTGCCTCGTTATTCCTACTGTTAACCATGAAGGCGGACTGAGCTTTCGACCCATTGACGATGTAGACTGACATATTGTCTGTTGTCGACATCTTCTGAAGGATACGAAACCGTATAGAACCCCTTCTAAAACGGAAGAAAAGCCCAAACCTCTCTATTCCATAGACCGGAACTCCGGAACTTCCTGGGTTCCAAATGGTGGCCCCTCCAGCGATTTGCGCATAAGCTTGGAAAGCATGGAGGTGATCTCTAAGAGACCGGACGTCATCATACCTAACGATGTTGTCCTCCAAATATGGACCCATAGCGTCATGGAAACGTTCGAAAGGACGTTGGAAGTCTGAACGAGGGTTACTTGTGGGAGTAAAGAAGTTATCCAACAAACCAACAACCTTCATATCAGACGCCCCCGCCTTGTAACACAACACGGTAATGGGAGCCGCAACAGCAGGGTCAATCAAGGTCCAAGACAACAAACCCATAGTTAGGTAGTACGTCGGAACCGCCGTAGAACTACTCATGTTTGTGTACTCCAGGTAGGGAAGTTCGAAATCGACCTGTGTGTCCCCAGAAATATCAACCACATGGTGGTACGTGTTAGTCCACTCATTAGCCGGAACTGAAGCCAGCGAAGAAGAAGACAACCAGAACACCAAAGACACCTTATGGTAAATTGAGGCTATTATATAACCCTTAAACTTAAAAGAACCAGACCAATGGCTATGCCAACTGATCACCGTATCAACAAACGTTGGTTTCTCATACGACTGAGAAGGTCCCAAAGTACAAACCCGCTGGGGGGTCGAGCTAGCCTGAACCGTCACTATGTTTGTCAACATCGGAGTTCCCATTATGTAGTCAAAATCCATTTCGTCACATTCCGATCCGCCTAAACCACGGTAATACGGCAACATCCTATTAGGATTTCGATTCATTGAAGGAGCCACGGTTTTACCTTCTGATGCGTTCATGTCTGGATACGTCAGCTGTTTTACATCCTTAGTACTCTTCGCCACCGATTGGTTATGAAACTTAGAAAACCCACTAGTCAACGTGAAACCATCCTCCTCCACCCTAGTTGTTGCGCTAGTGGCACTAAGCGATGTTGCCCCATCGGGCATAAAAACCTGAGCGTTTCTAAACTGCATGCTCACAATAATGCGAGCACTAGCAACCTCTGTGGTAATACTGGTTAGTGGAGCTAACACTTTAACTTGAAACATACCCCATATTCCTGGAACGTTGGGTGCCGACAACATATCCAAGAAGCGAAATGGTAGAATGTAAGGAACATCCATCACACTTGCTTCTGAAGCCGATGCCGACACTATCACATGCGGGCTTCCGGATGATCTGTAAAGATTATTTCCGGTAGCATAGGGATCCAAGTATGGTAAAGGGGTGTACTCAACCATAAGAGCACCATAAGTGTTCTTTGGAGCCACTACCCTCACTGTTATTCTGGTGTCAGCACGAAAGTACTTGTAACCTTTGAGTCTATCAGCCATAAGAGCGTTGTTAAGCAGATCTGCCGGAGTATCAAACTGATTCAAAATAGCTCCTGGGGAGGATGCTGGATTCCAGGTTATGGTTTGAAAAGTGACAGCTCTTTCCAACGTCTTACTAAGGTCAAATCCCTCCAAATTGGATATTGGAGGTGGTTGACCCTGGTACAACATCTTATTTAGCATCACTTCCGTAGTGTCGTGAAATTCGCCTAACTGCGTTTCCTGAGTGACAGCCACGTCCGTTCGAACCTCGCGACCAGCAAACTCTTCATTAAGAGTTGACTTCACATGATCATTCTGGAAGTGGGAAGATCCGGATTGCATCTCAAACACCAACGGTGAGTTTTTCTGAACTAAACCGTGGTGTCTGTTGGGCCTTGGCCTAAGGACGTAATTCCAAACAAATAGAACACCAATCAAACCTGCCAACACAAAGGTAACCCACAAGAGAGCAACCACCACTATAGCATAGGCTAGTGGCATAGCAACGGCTAGTGAGGTCAGGCAATGCAGCCAATGGCAGAGCGTAAACTCCCAAGGTTCATGCTCAAAGAACCCCAAGTTAAGAGGGTACGCCACGCACTCTTGTGGCTTATATACGACAAGTGAAGCCACCACAGACTGGGTGTAGGTTAGAGGACCCTGCACGTAGTCCGCGCTTTGCAATTCAAATGTCCAATCATCGCCTAGGCTTTGAAGTTCAAAACACCACCCAGAAGATCCTTCCACAAAACATGGGACTTGCATGTCCGCAGTAAGAACCTGTCTTGGCCTAGCATTTCGAGGGAGATATGCTGGATGAGCCACCTGGTGTTCGCACTGGTACTTCAGAGCAAAGTACTCGTGGTAAGTCTTACAACAGGCCCTGAGAGCAAGAACGGTTTCCTTAGGTAAGTATTCCGGTTGAGAACCCTTACCTTTAACCATACTAACCTTCGTAGTCTCCAAGTAGTGAAAGAATTGATCCCGTTTCAGCTCAAAGACATCCTCGGGATGATGGGATAACTCCATAAACATGGAGGTGGCCGCAGCAATCAACAACTCAATGGCCTCGTTGTCGGACCCCCGACGCCAGTAGACAGATTCTACCACAACTCGCAAATCTAGTGGAGCATGAAGCCCATCAAACTTGCGACCTAAGTACCTTATATCTGTCAAGGTATCATGATGGAGCTCCTTACCTTTACGCCAATCCGTGTAATCCATATCAAAACACTCTTTCATATGTCGGGTCATAACATCGTATGACAATCCAGGGCGCGAGCACGTGATAACATTGTCATCACCGTTAACTGCTATTTCGTACTCACATGGTTGGATACCCATGACGTTAGTCATGACGTGGTGTATCATAACAGTTCCATTCAAAGAATTACCAACCCCTGTAAAACCATCACCAGATGGCCTTCCAGTTGCCGCACGGTACATAACGTTAAACACTATATGAGTGGCCATAGTCAAGGAATCCATAAAAAGAAACCTAGCCCTAGCCATGACAGGCCCATCGTTGTACCACCAGTTCAAAAATCGAACTGTCTCCTCAGCAACGAATTTTGGGACTTTTCCATCAAAATTGGAGAAGTCTCCAGATATAACAGAGCCCTTATGTTTG